GGAATAATGCTGCAATGTGAGGCTTAACGCTTCGTCCGTTTCAGCCATCATTAAGTGAACGAACTCTAATCTCGTAATGTCGAAATCGTTTCCCGTAAGAGCAAAATCTCCCGTAGCCCAACTATGGGCAATGGCCGTGCCGTCCCACGCTGGAGTGTCCCCGTAGTGCATGACATGCCCATTGGACATGCCCCAGTAGATGTGACGCACTCCGTTGCCGTCAACGACATCAGCCATCGAGAGAGGATAATCCTCAGGGACCACCTCGTACCAGAACTTTGATTCCAGGTTATACGCTACGCACTTGTAACTACCGCTTGAAAGCGGGAAGCAGAGAATGTATTCTGATTCTTCCGAATCAAAAATAGCGCTCGACTTGTCTATATTATCGAAATCAATATGCTCTGAACTGGACTCGTCAAAGAAATTGTCTATCCCTGGAACGTGCCTTGGAGTCTCGCCGTCAAACATGACCGGCCCTGAGTAATCCAGCCAGAACTGGACATTACGGCGAACATCCTGAATAACATCAAAGTTTGTTCCGACGAATGTTTTAGGCGCGGGGCACCCCACATTGTAGGATATGGGGAATATTTTATAATCTTCTGGTCCGTCACCGTGGATTAAATATGTAGACCGGCGTTTAGTTACTGTCATGGTAACGTAGATATTGGAACCGTACCTATTATATAGTTCACCCGTCTGCGTAATTGGCTCGGAGTTGCCAATGTAGAGCGCCTGAACCCCGCCCATTGAACTTTCTTCGCCGTTCCATGCGTTAGGAGCATGAGTAACGGAATAGTCAAGCCTGTTCGGCTCGTTCCCTTTGGCGAAGTTCCACCGGACGGCACGACCTTTGAACTGTCCAGAACCGACAGTAGGCTGGATTTCATATTGTGCAGGAATTCCTGAAAGTAAATCAACTACAACGTCTTCGTCTCCTGACGCTATCCCAGCCGATGTATCAGTGAGTGTGCCAGAAACGGTTATCTTGTAAAAATACCCCGGTGTGCCATAAGGATTATAAAGTGTTTCATCCGAAGTCGCGGCGGGCGACCAAGAGATTACGCCCGATTGTGCCGCCGTTTTAAGGGCGGTCTTAGCGTGTGTCTCGTCATCGACTGACCCGACATCCACCCAACCAGATCCGCTTCTATAAGCTACAGAAACTTCGGATGTCTCATCGTTGACGTAATCCGTCAGGAAATCTAGTTTTAAAGCCGAAACTCTTTGCTCAAACCCTGCCAAGACATAATCGGAGGAGGTCATCCCGTCCAACAGAAGACCGTAAGGTGTCCCATCCGAAGATGTGTTGTTGGCCTGGATCGTGTAATCTATCGTCTTTCCAGCAGACGCATCGTAAAACCGTACATCAAAAGGAAGCTCGTACTCACCCGTCCAAATGTCGTTTATTGGGGAAAACCCACCATCAGCGGAAACCTGATAGATTTCACAACCACCGGCAGACAACTCAAACTCATAGCAATATAGGAATGTGCCCTCGAAATGAGCGGGTTCGGCGTTGTCGTATGTGTCACCAAAATCAACAGTGCCGGTTTGAGCCATTGATATCGAGGCTGGTTTAGTCCCGTCCGTGAGAGAAAGGGTTGAAAAACTCCTCCCTGTCCAGACATAACCAGATAAGGTAGAGGCTGTCATGTTCGCGTTGGCGATATAAAACTTTATGGCTTTTAACGGGCGGGAGGAAAAAACACGCCATCTGTTTTGACTGACCTTGTAAGCCCTATCAGGGGCCGCGAAATTAGCAGTCCACCGCGCCGTGTCTGAAACCCTGAACTCATCAACGTAACCGTCTAGATCAGACACATCACAATGGAGCAGAAGGTCGGTAGAAGCATCTGTCGTGTGTGCTGCGGTTGGAACTGTGATGGTATCGGTTAAACCAACTACGGGTGCCGCGGAAAAAGCATTCCCGTCATAAACCCTTGCTTCGTCCAAACTTCCGTCTAAATAGGCAGCCCCAAGATTTCCAAAGTACAAAACACCAGTAAAGTCGTCTGTACTGTTGTCCTGCGTGTGGGCAACCTGAACGCCGTCTAAATAAATCCCAATGTCTTTGGTAGAACCGTCACCGACAATAGCAACGGCTACGTGGTGCCAATCCGTGTCGGTTATTTCACCGCCCGTTAGGGTGATAATAGTTGCGCTGCCACTCACAACGATAAAGCGAATACCCGTACCGTGGGTGTGGTCTAATAGCCAGTAATTACCAGCGCCTTCATAGTGAGAGGCATAAGTCTCTTGCCCAACGTGGTCGGTATGCTTAACCCAAAGTCCAATCGTTTTACTGCCGGTGTTTGAACTTACAATGTCCCAATCGGCTGAATCTGGCAAAGTAACATAATCGGAGTTTCCATCTAAAAGCAGACCACCCGTACCCCACTTTTCGGTCGAAGTTATTGCCGCTGTGCCTGTGAAACTTACCGGATGGTCTTGCCCTGAATAATCAAGTGTTGCCTGATCAGCGCCGCCACCGATATAAAACGCACTTGCAAGATCCGGCATAGTGACAGACGCAGTAAATGTGGCAACAGATGTCCCGTTTACCGTAATCGCCCAAGCATTGGCACCACCGCCCCAACCCCTCACCAAAGCAACGTGATACCAAGTCGATACCGTAGGACTCCAGGAGCCTTCTTCGTGAATTAAAACCGTACCTGAAGAACTGACTACACGAAAATATATTTTGTCCCGTAAGCCGTCATAAACAAGCCACGCGCCGTCATAATCAGTAACACCATCCTCCTGATAAAAGATGGTGTGTATGGCGTCTACATCATCGAACTTAACCCATGTGTCTATTGATATTTCGTCAGTACCGAAATTCCAATCGGCGTGATCAGCGGCATAAATATTGTCGCCGTCTCCGTCAAAAACTGCGCTGCCGGTGCCCCACTTTACCGCATCGTTTGAAATATCCGCATCGTCGGTTTTGCTGATCGTGTGGCCCGTTGTGCTTGAGTCGGTAATCGTGTCACTTGGAGAACCATTAGCATGAATCAGTAACTTTGTATTTGAGTCAAGCCCACCGTATGTATCAACCGTGTTCCCCGAAGTCTGGAGTGAGTTTGAAATTGCCTTTGTGTAATCAACAGCGTCGGTATAATATTTCCGGTTATCAACCTCTATGGTTTGATCTGTCCCAAGCGTTTCAGCGGTCGGGGCAGAGGAGAAGGTGAGCGTTTTACCATTGGCTGAAATCGTGGATATCGTTAAACTATCGCCGTCATTCGCGCCACCAGTTACGGTAATAATGTGCCCAGCGCTGAAACCATTATCTAAAAAATTACCGTCCGTTGTAACACAAGTCGAAGCCCCGGCGTTAAAGACAAAATCATCTTCCGTTATTGAAATATCAGACAGCGTGAAAAACCCACCAACATTGTGTTCCTCACCCCAATACTGATAAGACTCCTCCCCGTTCGTATAAGCCAACCCATCCGGCCACGCCGCCAACCTACCGTCAAGACCATTCCCAGAATCAGTGTGTAATAAAGTTGCCTCAAAGTCGCCTTGGGCGTCTGGTTCGGTTTTGTTTAAGTAAACCCTGGATGTGTTTGAACTTTCAGCCGTTCCGTGGGCAACATGGGCGAGGAGGTAGCTTTCATTTGTACGCCCCTCGGTCCACAGTTGCCGCATATCACGGATATTTGTATAGGTCGCAAGCGCCGTTGTGTTTATCTTGGAATAGCCTGGAATCCCGATAAGAGCGCCGTCTTCAGGGCGCATATTCTTTAGTTCGGAATACCCGTCAAGACCGTAAACGATGCCATCAACGTCAGGACGCCAACCCTTAAAGAAATCGCTCTTTAAAAATTGAATTTGTACATTCGCAGCCGCGCCGATGCAAAATAAGGCAGCAACTAATATGAAAAGTATCTTTTTCATTTATCCCTTAACTCGTTGAAGTCTTGTCGGTATCGGTCAAGTTCTTCTAAATATTCGGCCTTGAATGAGCCTGAATCTGCATACCTGAATTTCTTTTTTAGCGCCTCGCCAACAACGTAAAGTGTAAGGGCTTTATCGAAATGAGCGGGGAGTTCAATGTTGTCACCGGAAGCAACGTCTGATGGGCGTTCGGTGTAATAAATGGTAATTGTTTCTGTTGTGACGCTGGACGGAATTGGGTAGACACCAACCTTTCCGCCCCACTGATACCAATAGCGAGGGGTGCCGATATTTTTAATGTTATGCCCAAGCCCGCCAACCTCGCTTGGAACAAGGCCAACCTCTATGCCTGAAGCATCTGTGTAAACAACCCTGACGATATCTATATAATTCGACACAATCGAATATTCGTGTGTACTGGCGACAAGGGATATGTCGGCAGTTCCCTCAAGGCACCTTGACCTGGCAGCGATGTCTATCTGACCATCATTAAGCCACACCAACAACTCAGCATCGCTCCAAGTGTCGGCAGTTGATTCCTGCAAGTAACTTCTGACATTGGTGATTATAGTCCCGGCGGTTGTCGATGACGTTTGCTGACTACCGGCAAAAGCAATAGACGATAGGGTGTAAGATAATAGGAACGCGATGCAAAACGAGACAAAAAATGAAACTGTGAAGATAATTATGGAGCGTTTCATTTTTACCACTCCTCCTCATAGTCAGAGGAGAAATAATGCGGTTCGCCTTCCTCCCCGATAAAAGCCACCATGTCGAACAGAAGGATATTGACCTTTTGCCGGTGATAATCGTACCGGCGCAAAAACTTATCCCCCGTCTGTGCCTTTAAATCCTGCCCGACATATTTTCCGTAAATATCCATGCACACGAAATGCTTTAGCAAATCGAGTTGAAACGGATCTGGGATACCATCGGGCGTATCGCTATTGTCTGTCATGTCTACCGGCTTACGGTAAAAATACGTCAACAGGTTTTCGCTGGTAGATGGGATGCCCTGGTAATAAAGATTCGATCCCTTAACGCAGCACATATAAATAGACCCTGATTCAGACAGGTCTTTATATCTCGCACCACGCAAAAACATATTGAACGAATAGTAATCCCCGCCGCGAGGTGGCCTCACCAAATCATCATTGGAATCAGACACCATGAACAAATTTCGCTGGTATGTCGCGCCAAGAGTCTTGTACGCGGCGTCTGTTGCCGTTGCCACCGTAGCCGAAGAAAACAGGTCTGGTAGTGGCGGGGTGATCCGTCCGTCTGGAAGACTAACGCCAGCAGAAATCCGCGTGACAGCGTTGTTGATCAGACTGTCAATGTCTTCAGGCTCAAGCTGATCAAACCGCGTTATTTGCTCTATGGCATTATGTATTTCAAGCAATGTTGCCGACATTAATACTCCAGTGGGGAGGCCGAAGCCCCCCCGTTAGGTCATCTGATTAGGTAATCGCCATGTCATCATAGACGATATGACCATTAAACGTGGTCGGGTTCGTTTCCAACGCACTGATAGACAGTTTGATAACCTTGTTTGCCGCAGTAGAACTATCGGGGTCGAACACAAGGTCTTTATTGGTGGAATCCGGCGTACCGGTAAGGACAACGCCTTCAGCGGTATTGGAAGCGCCGACCGTGATTTTGTTGACTGAAGTAGAATCGCGCAAGACATCAACAGTGTCAGCGGCAGCAACCGCCTCAGAAAAAG